AGATAGGGCAATACTGTTTTAATATCTATCTTAGTCGACATATACAATCCGCATCTGTTTTACAATTACACATAGTTAGCTCCTTATTTTGTTGCACTCATTCCACTTAAAGGGTTATTTAAGGCTTTGTCAATATTTAATTCAAGGTTTTCTTCTATCAGTTTAATCTCATCAAGTATCTCTCTAGTGTCCTCTTTTTGTCTATCTTCCACGTCATTTACGATGGTGGTTATGTGACGTACGTCATTTTCCATGTTACGTAGATCTGTTTTAAGGTCATCTTTAAGTTCTCTACTAACCTGTGATATTAGGTTTATTTCTTCTAAAACTATATCTAATTCACTTTTTAAACCTTCAACCTTTTGTAAAACAATCTCCATTTGTGCCTTCGTATTACTTTCTACAAGTGCAATTTTCTTATCAAAACCAGAAAGGTCAGGGGCTGTATAGGCCTCAATCTGAGCAGACATGTCTTGAAATTTTTTCCAAAACTCAAAGCCACCGTATAATGCTCCGACAGCACTACTCAATGCGAGTAATACTGCAAACATCTTTCCTCCTTTAAAGGATATACCGCCTACCGAGACTTCTGCCATTGTGAGTTTACCATATCATTCATTGTTTGATTTTGAGCCATATCAAACAACATACCATACTGATCATCTATTGTCTTGTTTAAATACTCAGTAACATTCGTATCTTGTATATACGCTTGACTATCAAAAAAAGTTTTAGTGTTGCCGAGTATCTGCATGACAATCAGAGTTTTAGTCTGAGCAGCGTCATCATATCTTGCTTTGTCATCAATCTTTTTTACAATTTGACTAGCAGCTTTTTCTTTCTTTGATACCTTAGGCTCAGATGATTTCTCTTCTTCTACCGTTTCTTCTGGATCTTCTTCTTTTTGTGCTGTTTGCGGTTGCTCTTGTTCTGGCTCCTGTGATTCTTCTTGAGGTTCTTCGGTAATCTCTTCTTCAGATTCAGCTTCAACAACTAAGACTTCTTCCATTTCCATTTCTAGTTCCATCTCTACCTCTGTTTCAACTTCGACAATTTCAGGTTCGGGTTCAGGTAAATTAATTTCAATCTCAGCTATTTCTAATTCGACACTTGCAAAAGAGACTTCTTCAACCTCAGGTTCAATAGGCGTAAAAGATATTTCTCCATCTTCCATACTAACATCGTTGTACTCAAAAACTTCTTCAACAAAATCTAATTCGATAGGATCAAAAATATTGAGATAATAAATCTCTTCAATAGTGGTTATGTGTTGAGTAACGATAGTATTAATTACATTATAGAAAACATTGACAGTGACATCATCAAACATTGGACCAACAGCCATGTTTATATCTCTACCACCAACCTCAACAATAATTTTATTTAAAACACCACTGAAATCGAAAGAACCGTTGTAAGATTGGTAGCCTGTTGATACTCCAGATTCAGACAGGATATCAGTGCCTGAAAAGACTGAAGTAGTCCCGTTATATCCTGAAACGTGCATGTATATTCTATCTTGAGCATCTTGTTTATCTACCTTAATTGAGTATTTAATTTCTCCACCGTTATCTATTTGTAAATCTGATATGTCAATAGTGTTAATAAATGTTGTACCCATACCTGATACACCCATGGTCGAAGTGCTATTACCACCTCCTGTAATCATGGCGCATTTATCTGTACCTAACTGTCCGCAGCTATTACCACTAGGCATACTTGCGGGGCCTTGACCACCCCAATCAATGTCCATATCTCCTTCATATTTTGAAGTTACATAATCATTATCACCATCAAGAATATCCCCTGAATCTTCATTTGTGACTGTGGTTGTAGTGGTGGTTACGGTGGTTGTCGTTGTCGTAACAATCTCTGTTCCTAAATCTTCCTCAGTAACATCTATCTCTGTCTCTTCCGTGATAGTAACCCCTGGTGTGCAAAGTCCTAGCACATCAGGTAAGCAGTCTGCTTTAGAATAACCAGAAGCCAGTAGTAATAATAAACAAAGTTTTAAACAGTGCAGCATTTTGTGCATCACTAAACTCCTTTGGTTCTGGTTTATTGGCGGCAACATATTCTGGTTTGTATCTACTGCCGTCTGGAATTTTATCTGGATTTTCTTCCCAATATGATGCAGCTTCAGCCCCGATGAGTCCGTTTACAGGACACGGGGTTCCTGCATCCATCATGCTTGTCCAGACACGAGGATCTTGACAAAGTAAAGCAACAGCCGACACCTTCATGCCAAAAGCGTACTGAGAGCGAGATAGCTTGAGAAGCTGACAGAGCTCATCGTCTATTAGAACGCCTGTAGCAATACCTAAGACATTATTTTGAACTGCGCCCCCCACACCAACTTTACAAATATCACTATTTGAATTGGGTAGAACGGGTGCATTTGCTGTTGGGGGTGTATTGTTTACTACCGTACTCGACACGGTATTGGTCTCAGCAAAAGAGTTTGAAATTGATAGGTACATAAATACCAAAGACAAGAATGCACAGAAAAGATAAAAATACCCTTTTAACATTTCCATCTCTTTCTTGCTTGTCTTAGTCTTGAATTAGGATCTTTAGCTGCTTTTGGAAACTTTTTCATTTGTCCTGCACTTCTTGCACAAAACGACTTTCTTCTTTTCGCTGCTTTACTACCGGGCTTTACTTTACCAGTCACAGCAGTTTTTAATTTAGAACCAGGGTTGTCACGTCTATACTTAGCAACACCAGCCTTAGTCATCCCCGCCCCAGATTTAGTGGGGCGGAAATATTTTTTTGTTTTAGGTGGTTGCTTATCTTTAGCCATTACTAAAAATACAGGTTAACGAAGTAATGTTTGTCAATGTAGCATGGATTTTAGTTTGAAATCTAATACCGTTATCACCTATGTAAGTTTCAACCATTTGGGTTGCACTTGCAGGTGTATCAATATCAAATCTAGTTTCACCACCACTAGCATCTTTAAGCACAATGCTTCCTGCGGATCCTGCACAAACAGCATGTACTGCTATTAATCGTGCAGGTCCACTAGTCACATCACCTGTTGCAGTCACCTTTGATGTTTTATATCCAAACATAACTTACTCCTATTGGGTATCAAATGGTGTTGCGATAGATCCTGAACCAACGAGTTCACCTGATACATAATATAGGTTTGCTGCAATAGCAGTAAACTTAATGTAAGAACCTTTCAAACCACCTGTAGTTGCGACAGAAGCTCCTGCCTCTCCATTAAGATTAACTTCATTGTTTGCTGTAGCGGGAATAAACTGTTTACCTGCTACGGATGCATCAATACCAATAGTAACACCACCAACAAATTTATCATCTGTTGAGGCTGTTTTTATTGTTCCTGTAAAATCATCAATGAATAAAATCTCAAAAGTTGTTCCAATTGTGTTTGGATTGTTTGGATCGCTGCCTGGACCTGCTATAGCACTATCTGCTGTAGAATTAATTGCAGGTATGGTTATAGCTGTGGGTGTTCCCGCAGGATCCATTGTTACTAATCTACCTGCGTGATCAGCAACAGTTAAGTCAGTCGCTAATGTGACTGCTTTTACTGCATCTGGACCTAAATTAATAAAACCGTTTTTCGATCTTACTGGTCCGTCAAAAGTTGTATTTGCCATAATAAACCTCCTTGGTTATATAGACCATAATTACACAATCTCTATATCGTCTGTCTAGCCAGTTTGTGTAATTTGAATGCTAGAAATTTAAATATGACATAAAAAAAGGGCGGAGTCAAAGACAACCGCCCTTTAAAAGGAGGAAATAGATATGAATATCTATGTGTTCACTAGGAACCTTGTGAGCCGTATACACAACGAGGATCTGAGAAGCCGAAGCTGTATCTTTCTCTCGCCTTGTATCTCACATTACCTGTATCGAAGTCACCTTCCATAGCTGTTGATAATGGAGTTCTTACAAAGTGCTTAAAGCCATTTGGTGCATCAGTTTTAATGAAATAACCATCTGTATCTGTTAAGTAGTGATTCACTACATAACTCTCAGGGATCATGTTCATGTTTCTTAATGCATTAATGTCATTGTCAGCGGTTCCTGTTCTTCCTGGTGAGTTTAAGATTCTGTCAGCAACAAATTGTAATTGTACAGGAATAATTAATTTTCTTCCTCTTGTTGCAATCAATAATCCTCTTTCATCAATAAATTGTGAAATATCAATAAGAGCCTGTTCTAATGAAGTTTCATTAAGGTCAGCGTCTGTTGAATTTCTATTTGAGAAAGTTCCACCGAGAGATGTTGGGTGAGCTGCGTTTACAAGTGAAACACCGTCACCACCAGGATTTGTACCTGCTGCACCTGATGCTGCAAAAGCATTGTTTAACACATCAGCAGCTTTAATCTGCTTTGTGTAAGCCATTGATCTTGCTAAAGCACGTGTATATCTTGCAGAAAGTCTGTCATAAAGATTATCTTCAACAGCTTCTTCAGTAATAGCAAATGCTAAAGCAATAGTTTCGTGTGAATAACGAGAAGTAAAGCTTTCTTGAGCTTGATCAAAAGTGACCGCTGCTCCTTCAGCTTTTGTTCTTGCATTACCGAAACCAACTAGCATTACTTCTTCTTCAAAAGCTCTCTCTGATGTTTCTTGATCAAAGATTTCTGCATGTTCGTTTTCGTATTTATCATACTCCAGGCCGAATAAAGCGTTCAAACCTGGCTCTAGTTCTTTAACTAGTTGTTGTCTTGATATAGCCATAATTTAACCTCCTTATACGCCTGTTGTATCAGTTAAAGAGTGCTTATTGATCTTAACAATGATTGAAGCATTAGCTGCTGTATAATCACTGTTATCTGGATCAGTTGATAAAGACACTACTCTAAAATTTGCTGCATTTGATGTAGCGAATGAGCCACCATCTAATACAACATTTGATACACCATCTTTTGTTGAACCCGCAGAGTAAGTTGCAATGTTTGCGTTGCTACCTACTTGGGCTTGTCCTGCGTTTGTGTCATCCACTTTCACTTCGAAAAGTGCATTTGGATCATCGATAACATTGGCTACAATGTCATCTGCTACGATCGCACCTGGATAATAATTTGAATAGGTTGGTTTTTGTGTGGTTGGATCAGTATAAAAACAACCGTTAAATACCCCTATCAACTCAGCACCCTTGGTGGACCCTACGGAGATAGATCCGTTTGCATTAAGCACAACTGGATCACCCTGAAATATTGCACTGGTTTCGTTACTTGCAATCACATACTCGTTTTGTGCAGAAGCATTATATCCTGCACCAACTTTCTTGACCGAACGAAAACCAAACAAGCTATTTATATTTGCCATCTTGGACTCCTTATGTCTAAGTTGTTAATAAACGACTTAAGGAAACTATTTTTTTCCGCCTCCAAAAGTCACCTTACTTTGCCTATCCGCATGGATTGGCATACTAGGGTGTTCGTCACGAAATAAATCATTTTCTACCGAATCATTTTGTCCTTGTGTTTGTTGACGGAAATATTCATCCCGATCTTCTTTAACTTCCATAGGACATCTCATCAGTATTAAGCCACCAACTCCTATTACACCTTTGTATTTACCATCTTCATATTTTGGTAAATCAAATCTGTCTGGATACTCATCTGCCCTAACAAATTCATATCCTGAGCGTAATCTGCCCATGATATTTTTATCATCAGACATACCACGCATTTCAGCACGTACCCACCGATGATGAAAACCCTCAGGTGGCTCGGGTGCTTGAAGTGATGATGGAGGTACCCAACCTCTTTTACGAACTGTATTTTCACGGGTTTCTTTCGAGCGTGAAGTCTTATTTATTGTTTGTTTTTCTTTTTCCATTTATGCCTCCTTCACGTATTTAGCATATTGTTCAAGTGTAACTCCTAATCTTTTTGCCATTGCGGCTTGAGAAGGGGACAACTTGACTGTCCTACGCCCAGATGCTTTGTTTGTGCGTGTTGCAGAGGCGACAGGTTGAGCGACTTTTGCTACCTCTGGACTTCCCCCTTGATTAAATTTTTGTGGGAAGTATTCACGAATTTTTTCGTCAAGCTTATCATAGTATAAATCTGTAGATGGATCAATCTTTTCCTGTAAGACTAAATTTTTATGTATAGCCTTAGCTGCTTCAGTCATTACAGGATCTTCACCAAACCAATCATTTTTTTCTGCCCATTCAACTGCTTTAGGATCAGCTTTTGGTTTTGGAACTTGTTGATTTACTTGTGTTTCTACTTGATTTTGCACATTTTCTTCTGGCTTTTTTTGTTCTTGTATTTGTTTTGAGTATTTTAATCTTTCTGCATCTATTGTTAATCTTGCAATTTCTTCGTTTGCTTCAATTTGTTGATCAACATTTCTTGTTGCTATAGCATTCTTTAATTTATTTTTTGCTAGATCTAATTGATTATTAACTCTAGAACCAAACTCATCAATGTAATTTTTATCTAATGTTTCATATTTAGATTTGATGTCATTTGCTTCTTTTTGTACACCTTGAGCATATTGTAGAGCAGATTCTTCACGTCTTTCTGCTTCACGTAATCTTTTAGTAAGCTTATCAATTCTTTTTTTTACTGAAGCCGAGTACTCAACTGTTTCATCATCTACTTTAGGTTTTGATTCTTCAACAGAAGGTGTTTCAGTTACCTCTACACTAGGTTCTTGCTCTGATGTTTGTATTGCTTTATTAGTCTCATCAACTGTTACTTCAACAGTATCATTTGGCATTGTTTCTTGTTCTTGCATGTCTGCCTCCTTACATGGTTAAGAAATCTTCAGGGTTATCAACAACACCTAAGATTTCATCATCATTCATTAATCTAACTTCACCATCTGTTATTTTAATTCGAGATCCAGCAAATTTACCGAAAATTACCCAGTCTTTTTCTTTACACCAAGGACCGTTGGGAAATTTTTCTTTTTCTTTATATGCATCTGGTCCGATCTTTAAAACAAGACCAATGCTACTTGCTACCTGTGATTCTTCTAAAGATTGATCAGTTAGAATTATACCGCCTTTAGTTTTCTCATTTCTTTTATATGGGAGTACTAATATCCTCCAACCTGTTGGTCTAGGAAGTTTCTCAATCGCTGAGTCCTTCATCGTCATGCTCCATTCTTTTTAGCAACGAATTTAATTCACTAAGAATTTCGTTGTAAGCATGGTACTTACCTACCATGTGTTTATATTCTTCCCAATCTTTAACACCTGATGTTAAATATAAACTAATGTCGTTTTGTTTAACTTTCAAGATCTTTCTTAGATGATCTGCTAATTTAATTATGTCCATTTAGCAGAGGCAACAATCTTTGCAAGTGACTCACATCTATTTTTTGTTTGCTTATGCCATCTCGAGTCCTTCATGTGCATGGCAGCCATTTCTCCATCTTTTTCTTTTAAACTAGCCCACATGTTACGGAACTGTTTGACACCTGTAGCCCCCAATTGAAATACCATCTCTACCAAAACTTCTTGAATTGATTGAGGCAAATCATCATGACTACCTATTTTTTTTAAAATTAATTCGTCTGCACCTGCCGCAGCTCTGTTCAAATCAATATCAAATAATTCATCCGCTTCTTCTTGTGTAATTTTTACACCTTCTTGAAATCTTTTTCTTTCATGCGGTTGTACGAGATGTCCTATACCCACAGTTAATTTCCCTAGAGTATCCTTGTACGGTTCTAAAACGCAACCCTCATGGACACGCACTCGTTCTCGAAGTGAATCTGTAATTTCAATCATTATATCCCCCAATTCTTTTTATCTTCATGTTCATCTTTTTCAGGTTTATCTAAACCTAGCAGTTTTCTTAGCAATATTTTTAGGTTGTTTAACAAATTGTTTTCCTTTCTTTGTACCTTTTCTCTTAGCTCTAGTTGTAGCTGCATACTCAGCAGGTGTCAACGATTTGATTGCTGCTGTAGGTAAATATCTTTCACCTGTTTTACTAGATGGCTTACCTGACTTAGTGCGCCATTTTTGTTTACCCCAGTCCTTAAGACTTTTTTGTGATTTTTTTAACGCCACGACTCCTCCTTATGCTCTCTTTACCCTTTTTAAAAATGTTAGCAACTTTGTTTTTACCCATGACTTTAGCTCTTTGTTCTCCAACAGTAAGAATTTGAATTTTTCTTGCAAATGGCTTTTTAACTTTTCG